ACCAAGCTATTGCTCCATATCAGGCCGTCATGGCGGCGGAAGGTACCACAGATCCGATCCATGCGGTTCGCAACCTTATGCAGACCGCAGCAGTTCTTCGTCTTGGCACCCCGGTACAGAAAGCCGATTTGGTCGCGCGTCTCATTAATGTCTATGGGGTAGATATTAAGACCCTAGACACTATGCTGTCTAACCCTAGCGACCCGCAGATTCAGCAGCAGACCGAAGTCCAGAAACTTCTGCAGCAAGAACTCGCGCCGTTTAAGGAGTTCATGAACCAGCAGCAGATGGGGCGGCAGACGCAGCAACAGCAGGTTCAGCGACAGGCGCAGGAAGCTGTAGAGAAGTTCGCGCAGCAGGCAGAATTTCTTGACGATCCAGAAATTGCTAATACGATGGCAGATCTCTTAGAGGTTGCGGCGAAGCGGAATCGTACTCTTAGTATGCAGGATGCTTATGATCAGGCGGTGCAGCTCCACCCAGAAATCTCTAAAGTTGTGGCGCAGCGGAAGGCGGCAGCGGCGTCGAATGATATTGCCGTGGCGAGGGCCAAGGAAGCGTCGAGTAGCGTGAAGGGGTCACCGATGAGCGGAGCTCCGCCCGACGCTGGGGACGGCAGTATTCGTAGCGATTTGCTGAGGGCTATGGATCGCATTTAAACAGTGCTTGCATTCACCTTAGTGCTGTGCTAAGGTGCCCCCCAATGGATCTATACGTACTCCAGTCGATAGCCACTCGGGCCGTGTATGTCGGGTTCGGGACTAACTACCGGAAACGCTATTTGACCCACAAGGCGGAGCTACTTCGAGGATTTCATAAATCTAGAAAACTGACGGACCACATCAAGAAGTACGGACTTGATGATCTTAAGGTTAAACTTCTAGAGACTACGGAAGACTCAAGTAAGGAGCGGGAGCTAGCAGAGCTAGTTTACGCTGTTGCGCCGGAGCAATGTTTGAATACGAGACTCGTACGCCCTAAGAGACTCTTAAGTGCTGATAGGGGTGGCCGGAAGGCCGAGGGGTTCGAGAAAGGTAGCAATTTTGACGTGATTTGACGTGCCGTGCTTAGAACCGAGTAGCGCGACTAGGCGATCCCACCCCTCTGGGGGAGATCTCCCCAAGTTCGGCGAAGGTTGAACCCTTTTCCATTCAACTTAGGAGATCTAAATGGCTGGCGCAAATACCAACTACGCAGATATTCTTGCGACGACAATCGAAAGTCGTAGCAAGAAGATTGCGGACAACGTCACGAAGAACAACGGGCTTCTTACCCGCCTCAAGCAGAAGGGTAAGATCAAGACGTTCTCGGGCGGTCACAAAATCCTTCAGGAGCTGTCGTTCGCTGAGAACGGCAACGCCGGATGGTACAGCGGCTACGACACTCTGCCCGTTGCGGCAAGTGACGTCCTCACCGCTGCAGAGTTCGAGATTAAGCAGCTCGCAGTTCCGGTGGTTATTTCAGGTCTTGAAATGCTGCAGAACGCCGGTAAGGAGAAGATGATTGACCTGATGGAGTCCCGCCTGGAAGTGGCCGAGGCCACGATGGCGAACTACGTCAGTGCTGGCCTCTATTCTGACGGCTCGGGCGGCGTTGGCGGCACGAAGTCCATCGTAGGTCTGGAAGCCACCACCCCGGACAATACGTCTTCGGGGCGCATCACGGCAGGTACCTACGGCAACATCGTTCGTAACTCCTACTCGATGTGGCAGCCATACTACTACGACTTCGGTGGTACTGCCCCGACGACTAGCACTATCCAGACTGGCCTCAACGCAATGTGGGCTGAGCTGAATCGGGGTATGGATCGTCCAGACCTTATCGTGATGGACAACATTGCTTGGCTGGTCTATATCGCTTCCCTCCAGACCAATCAGCGTTTCACGGACCCTTCGCAGGCGAACCTCGGGTTCCCGTCTGTGAAGTTCATGGATGCTGACGTAATCCTGGACGGCGGTATCGGCGGCTTTGCAGGTGACGAGACTGGTGACGGTACCCCGGACACGACTGGTACGGTCTATATGCTCAACACGAAGTTCCTGCACTTCCGTCCACATGCTCAGCGGAACATGGTCCCCCTGTCGCCGAATAAGCGGTACGCTGTGAATCAGGATGCAGAAGTCCAGATTCTGGCTTGGGCGGGTAATCTCACGTGCTCTGGAAATCGCTTCCAGGGTCGCGGCGGTAGCCGGTAAGGAGTGAAGTATGCCTATTTTCGCAGTTAATGGTCTTATCGGGGCAGTTCTTGATAACGCAGCTACGAATGCGGATATTCGTACTGCGGCTCAGGTTACTGCGGGGAACCAGCCGCACCGAAATGGTCAGGTCGCGTATGGTAGTGATGGAGCTAAGTACGTCTACGGTAAGACGGCTAATTCTGTCTCTGCTGATGCTCGGCAGGACTACGTGTTTTCGACGGGGCTTATCACTACCGCTGCCGCCGGAGCTCTGATTAACAAGAACGCAGCCACCATTGAGTCTGGTGGTGCGGCTTGGTTCAGGGCTGTCCAGAACTACACGGCGGCGGCTGGTATTACGACTGCCGCGCCTCCGGGTTAAGTTTCCCTCGGCTCTTCTCGGGGGCTTCGGCCCCCGAGCTTTTTCAACTAGGAGAATATCGTGCAAGAAGCAGAGTATGATCTGACACAGCAGGCTATTGGCGGGGGGCAGGCTCCTAATGCTGGAACGCGAGTTCGGTTCTTTTACCGCCCGGTAAAAGATCACGAGGCTTCGGCGGAACAGGGGCGTCCCATTTTTAAAGACACAGAATTTGTTTCTCTCCAGGCTGCGGGGGATCGGTCTAATATTGTAGAGCGTCCGGTGCGGCCTGCTGATCGACAGCGATATGCGGGGCTATATCGACAGTTTAAGGAATCCTCAGCGCAGACAGATACGGGAACTCCACTCGCGGAGTGGCCCTTGATCTCTAAGGGTCAGATCGAAGAGCTGCGGTTTTTCGGGGTTACGACTGTCGAGCAGCTTGCTGCGATGGCTGACTCTACTGCCCAGAAGTTCGTTGGTCTGACGAGTATTCGGCAGAAGGCTCTGGCTTATCTGGATGCAGCGAAGGGGGCTGCTCCTATCGCAAAGCTCCAAGAACAGCTTGACGCTAAGGATTTGGAGCTGACTACCCTGAAGAACCAGATGGCTGAGGTTCTTGTGCGGCTCAACAAGGCTGACGAAGAAGAGGACGAGTAGTGTCGGAGTTCAGCCGATATCGTACGGTTGATGAAATCCTTAATGGTGCCGCAGTAGAGTGCGGTCTTACCGCAGCTACGAGTGCCTATTCTAGCGAGGATGTCGCTTTTACGCAACTTCGTCAGTTATTGCTGACAGCAGGACAGGAATTAATCGGCGGATACTCGTGGCAGCAGCTTCGACGGGAGTTTAGCCAGACTGTACTCCATGGGGATAGCGGAAGCTACGCTCTTCCACCAGATTTTGATCGGTTTTTGGATCAAACTCAGTGGAATCGCACAGCTCAGGAAATTCTAGGGGGTCCTGCTAGTCCACAGGACTGGCAGGCGCTTAATGGGTCTCAAATTGTCGTTCAACCTCTTACGGTTACGTGGCGGTTGGACAACGATTACATTAAGATCTATCCTGTACCCCCGGTTACAGGTATCGATCCCTACGCTACACTCTACTTTGAGTACATTTCTAGGGCTTGGGTGCAAGACGGAACTACGTCGTCAGTATACCGGGACTACTTTATTGCGGGAAATGACGTTCTACGCTACGATTCTGTCCTACTTATTAAGATGCTGAAACTCCGTTTCTTGGGGGCAAAAGGTTTTGCGACGGTAGATGCCCTTAATCAGTACAACCAAGCGTTATCTGCTGCGCAGAATAAGGTGACGCCTGGAGAGAAACTTTCGCTCGTGCCGGGTTCTTGTGCGAACCCGCAACCTTGGTCTGGAGCGATTAATAACGGGCTTCCTGCGTAATGGAAGTTCCTTCCCCGCAAACAACTCAGCCCATCATCCTTCCTGCGCCAGTTGGGGGGATTAATTCTTTGGCGAATCTTATGGCTATGCCGCCAGAAGATTGCATTTCTGCCTATAACTTTATCCCACAAACTAATGGATTGAAGGTTCGTCGTGGGTTTAAGTCTGTAGGCTACGGGTTTAGTGGGGTTTCTGCTGGAGTTCGTACTCTTATTTCATTTAAGGGGACGACGTCTGCGTACGATAGGCTGTTCGCCTGTACGCTGGAGGGAATTTACAACGTCACCACTCCTGCAACTTCGTACACTATTTCAGGAACGGATGACATCGCTTGGGCTAGTAAGACGGGCAATGCGGGATACTGCACCTACACAGTCTATACTACTATCGCGGAAAAGTATATTCTACTTTGCGATGAAGTTAATGGGCTATACAGG